CGACTGGTGTATGCCTTTGTCTTTCATTCCCATAATAGCTGATGAGAAACCAGCAGAGGCATCTTCTGCGAGTTTATACCATTCAGGTTCTTCACCTCGCTTAACACGCACAATTATTCCACCATTCTGTTGAATGTAATTTATCTCATTCTTAAATCGAACATCGGTGACAACAACATCTTTACCTTTTGCACGATTCAATAATGAGATAACCCAAACATCTTGGTGAAATACATTTCTACCTGCTTCCGTACCCATCAACTGTAATGCCAATCGTGGCGTGAAAGTATAACCAAATTTTTCACTCCAAAAAGAATCAGGTTCTTCACGCCACTTTCGAGAAACTTCAGTATCACCCTCTAGTAACTCTCTTGGCCAGCCAAACATTATTGAGCAGGCATCTTTCAAAGGTTTGGCAAAACTATCTTTGGTGAATCCATGAACCTCAAGGAGGTCACCAACTGTTCCTTTACCAGAACCGATAAAACCTACCAGCCCGATAATCATAGACGACCAGTATACTGAGCTACAGCTGGCATATTACCAGTAAATGCATATGTGCCGATGTGTTGTGTACGCATCCATGGACAGAGATAAATTTCTCCGCCAATCTTACGCCACATTTGACAGAACATATAATCTTCTGATAGGTACCGTTCAGAACCGCCTCCAGTCATACTTTCTTTAGTGTCAATGACAGTATCAAAGTAAGCATGAATGTAACGTGAACCATCAAAGTTAGCTTGACCAACATGGTCTGGTTTGTAACGAATCAAAGGATAAGCTTCTGCCATTTTATCGAACACATGGCGTTTGATTAACATATGACCTGTTCCAATTTCCATAACTTGAAGTGGTTCAGAAACTTGAAATTGTGATGTACCTTTAACTACGTTGAAAACATATTCACCAACCAAGTTTTCAAGTTCTCTTGGTTCTAGGTTTGGATGTTTACGGGCAGTTTCAGCTACGTTGTTCCAGTTGATTGATTTTTTAGGATAAGGTCCACCAATAACATCTTTGTCTAATGCTAGAAGTGCAATAATATCTTGGGGTGAGTAATGAATATCAGAATCGATAAACAAAAGGTGTGTGTAATCTGTACGGAGAAACTCATCAACAAGATAGTTGCGAGCTCTTGTAATTAATGATTCATTGAAAAGAAATGAAAATTTAGTTTCAATACCATATCGTGTCATAGTAGTTTGCAAATCTAGGCATGATTTAACATAAAGCCCGTGTGCCATACCACCATACATCGGTGTAGCAATGAATAATTTGTGTTTCTTCAAATCATCTACGTTTACTTGAATTTCCATAATGTGTCCATAAAATAAAAAAAAGGAGAGATACTAATATATATCTCTCCTTTTCTGACTATTCGCCTCTAATTAGGCAAATGCACGTTCACCTTGTGAACGGATTGCGGCAATACCTGCTGCAACCATACGCTTAGTAGGAGTACCAAGGCGATAGAAGGCAACTTTCTGACCATTCGCATTGATGCGAGTGTTCAAGTAGATTGCATGACCTTCGTTACGCAACTCATTGATGGTTGCGGAAGGATTTGCAACACCAAAAACTGACTGCATCTTGTTTGCGGTCAAAGTGTTGTAAGAACCTTCTTTAGAAAGGTAAGATAAGATTTTTTGCTTTGCTGACATAATAAAAAACTCCATAGTTTTAAAAACGAATCACGATTAAAATAGTATCAAAGAGGTGATTCAACTCTCAGATTCTTTACATATTATATACTACCGAAACAAGTAAGTCAACACTTTTACAGGTAAATAAGTAAAAAAGACCCATCGTTGCCGATGGGTCAAGTGCCGAACAAATTAAATTTTAGAAAGGAAGTTCTTCTTCTTCATCTTTTTCATCAACTTCAGGTGTAGCCATTGTTTCTGCTATCAGAGTTTCGGTATTTGCACCCGCATCAACTTTGGTGTACAAATCTAAGAATGACATTTTGGTATCGGTATCGAAACGATTCAGGCATAACTCAATCGATTTCATTTTATCACCAAACACACCATAAGTTTTGATAATGTGAACCAAACGGCGAGTAGAAATCACTTCATCAAGACCGCCATCATCAAAGGTTTTACGAATAACATCAGCCCAAGTAACAAGTTTCTCGGCAAATTCATCGTCAGATTTGGCAACGGCATTCAATTCTTTCTTTAGAATTTTACGCTCAATGTTTACTGGAGGCCATTGTTGTTCATAGGTATTCAAGAATCTTTCCAAGAAAGCTTCGTTCAATACATTGGTGAACATATAACGACCATCTTCTGAACCTTTACCTTTGGTATTGGCAGTAGCTACGATTGTAAAACCTTGAGTAGGATAAACAATCTCATTCTTTTTCTTCAACAAGAAAGGTTTGCCTTCAAGTACACGTTGCAAAGAGGAAAGGTTCTGAGCACCATAATCAATTTCATCGATACACAAAACAGCACCTTGACGAGCCGCAACAGTAACAGGACCATCACGCCATTCCATTTGACCATTAATCAAAACATAATTGCCAAGTAAATCACTTTCATCGGTTTCAGGTGTCATTGAAACACAAACGAATTTGCGTTTCAGTTTAGCACAAGCCTGTTCAACTGACATTGTTTTGCCATTGCCAGAATTACCTGTAATGAAAATAGGAAAGAATCCATTTGATGCAATAATTTTAATCAAATCTTCATAGTGTCCGAAAGGAACATAATTCTTGTAAACTGATGGAACTAAATTTTCAGTTTCGAGTTGTGTGATGACGCTAGTAATTCTATTACCAGTTTTTGTTTCTTGTTTTGGCATTTGAATCACCTGAGCTTGTAAATCGATTGTTGTTGATTGTGAAACGGCTGAAGTTGAAGGTACTTTGTATACACCACGCTTCAAACGATTTGCAACATCATTAGTAAACCAATAAGGATGAGAAATATCTTCTTTATCACAAATTTGTTTAATTTCTTCGAAAGTAACATTTTGTTTGCCAGTAGCAATCAAGGCAGACATAAATTTTTCTTTCACTTCGGCACGCTTACTCATAATATAAAAACTCCAATTTCAACTAAGATAACACCATTATAACACAAAACCATCACATTGTCAACCAGTCTGTTGCATAAAAACAACAGACTAGGAAGCAATACCTGCAATGAATTTTGACACCAACACACGATTCACTTGCCGCCTTTTATTGAATTTCATAAAAGCGTTTTTCAATTTGTTGGCGGTAAATTTACCATCAACTTCAAGTTCTTCATTTTCAATTTTCAAATCTTCACCAGAAGGCAACAGGTAGAAACGATTGTAACCAGCATTGTACGATTCTAGAAATTTTTCTTTCTTGACTTTTGTTGCCAACATTTTTACTTCATGGCAAACATAACCTTTATTAACTGATTCACCTTTTTCATTTCTGTATTTCACCATAATGTCATTGTACAACCTACGGCGATTTTTTGATGTAATAAAGAAACCAAAAATGCGAGCACCAGTTTTCTTTTTCAACCACTCAAATGCCGCTTCACGCAATGCTTCACCACTATACTTAACTTCAGAATTCAATTTCATTTGAAACTTAATACTGTTATCAGCAATGAAAACATTTTCACGCTCATGGGACCAACCACTCCATGACATTTTTTCTTTTTGAGTATCATAATACAAATGATAACCACAACTATCGGCATCACCATCATGCACAACAATTAAATTCACAATGTCAAGATTATTTTTCACTTTGAATTTACTGATTGCAGGTTGAATTGCAAAGATTGATTGAATCAGAGGAGTCATACCAAGACCTTCTGATGGTGGAATTGAAAAATGTGTGCGAGTATTATATGAAACATTGTATGCATTGGCAAGCAAAATCATATTCTTAACACAACGATTATACTCGGAAGTTTTCATTGTAGAATTCAAATACTCACGCAAATAAACATCTCCTAGTTCCATCTCACCAGAATTTCTACTGAAAGCCGCAACATTTTTTTCTTTATCAAAAACATCATCACTTACATCCATACGGCGAGCATGGTCATAATCACTAAAAGCGTAAACAGTAAAAGGAATATTTACTTTACGGCAAAATGCGGTTAGAACCAAAATCTGTTCGATAGAACCACTCATGTTATCACGCATCGAACCAGATTTATCAAGTAACAAAACCAAACCGTGAGATTTACCTTTTGGTAGAACCGTCATTTTACGGAAGATATTATCTTCAACTTGATACTTGTAAAGTTTATTGATATCAATATCACCAGTATCGGAGATTTTGGCCTTAGAGTAAGATTTTGCAGCCTTCTTCATTTCGAATTCTTTTGCCAATAATGAAATGTATCTTTCATTTTGAGATTTGAATTCTTTCACCAATTTATCAACTGTACCATCCGTATAAGTTACTGGATTGTATTCTTTGAAATGTTTTTCCATTAATTCGTGAACACGTTTGTAACCTGTATACACAGATTTGGGATTCACCAACTTAGGCACATTCATGTAACGGAAATCACGGCATTTTTCTGAAAGTAATTTATCTTCATTCTGCCTAAATGCTTCATCAGTAACACAATCAGGTTCGAATTTTTCACTTTCTTCACCCAATGCTTTAGAATTCTTTTCACGATTTAAGACATTTTGTTTTTCATCCAATTCTTCATCGGTTTCTTCAGCATCACCATCAGACGAATTTACATTTTGTTTTTCATCATCCGATTCTTCATCAGAATCTTCAACATCATAATCATCATCAATTTCTTCATCATCACCATAATTATCTTCATAATCTTCAAAATCATCATATGGTGAAAAGATTTGTTTTTTCGATTGTTCATCTTTTGAGTAATCAAAAATTTCAGAACAAACATTTAAAACATCAGTCCATGTTTCAACTGCTTCAACTTTAGCAAGCAATGTTTTTTCTTTTTCATCAAAGGCAATACCCAACATTGTACCGCCTTTTGTATAAAGGTTCAAGCGGTCGATAAATGCCAAATCATTTACATTTTTATTTTTGATGCCGAAAAAATCACGTTCTAAAAGGTTAGCATAACCATTAATAAATGATTTACGGATACCTGGATATTTGCGTTTGACTTTTTTCTCAATGCGAGCATCTTCAATCACATTAAGGAATCGTTTGTAATTTTCACCTTTATCACAAACAGCATCATGCCATCCATCTTTAGGTGTATATAAAGCATGACCAACTTCGTGACCTAACAAAAGGTCATACAAATCACCAGTCATATTATCCCAAATTGGACAATACAGAACACGATTCGCTGTATCGAATTTTGCGGTTCTGATTTTTTGGTGTTGAATAGTCAGGTTTTCAGTAGCGAGCAATTTCGCTAATTGTGATTTTGATTCGACACTATAATCTTGCATAGTTTACCTATTTAACTTTTAATACGACCATTGTAACACAGGTAGGCTGGAATGTCAAGCCGTCTTGTTGCCAGAAAACAACACTCTAAGCTCTTGATTTATGTAAGTATTTTTACTTACTTCCCGCATGATGTTTTCGGTACCATGAATTTTGAAGGCATCCACAACATCGGCAACACAGGAATAAAAATGTTCTTCTTCCTGTTCTAGTAGGGTATGCGAATAGTCATTGTCATTACACATGAAAATCTCCTATTGAAGTTGTCATTATAACACAAAATCCAATTCTGTGTGGCAATAATGAAAAAACCCCTATCACCTTTGGGCAATAGGGGTTTTAGGTTTCATTGAACTGGAGATTTAATGAAAGATGGAGCGGTGTCTTTGAGTTTCACAAAGTTGATTAAGGGGGTACCTCAATTTGTTATCCAACCCACCGCATATTTTTTACTATGTTATAATTATATAGGACTTTTTTCACAAAAGCAAGCACTATTTTTATTATCTGCCGACTTGGCCAAGATACTTTGCCTTTGTTTCTTCCCATGTAAGATATATCAAATCATCATAGAACAAAGTTTCGGTTGATACCTTGTCTTTCTTCTTTAGAAAACCGATACGACCTTTAGCGTGTTTTTCTTTCCATATCTTTGTCAAAGATTCATAACTGGTATCAAACGATTTAACCAATTCTGTTTCTTTGATATCACCACGCAAGAACTCAAACGAGTTGTTGTATAGTGGACTGAAATAAATGCCACGATGATGTTCTGCCTTAATCAATTCTTTTGGTATACTCATCTTAGAGTAAGTGAAATTTAAAGAACGATTCTTATGGTCACGTTTATGTGGTTGACCACTTGCTTTCTTTGCAACATACCATTCGAAATATTTACGGGTATGATTTGCTTTCAACCATTCACGAATTTTATAACGTGTATCTCTATTTGGTTCAAACGATACAGAACCAGAGGAGAAGCCCATAGGATTCCAATGGTCAAGGTTATCATATTGTGATAGACCACCTGCTTTAGTTTTACCATACAATGATGTTGTTGTTACACCAATCAAGGTATCACCATACTGTTTCTTCCACAATCTTTGCACTTCATCTGATAGGCAAAGCAATGCAAGTAACTTACCACCAACATAGTTGTAACCAAGTGGTTGAAACGGAACAATTGTAGAACCAATTGCAGTATGATTAATCATACCACCTTGTGTCTTTAACTCACGAGGCCAACCAATCGCATTATCTCTTGGTGTTAAATCAAGAAAGTCTGATGATATACAAATAACACCAAGATACTTACCTGTCTTATTGTCTGCAACAAGAAAGTTAAGATTGCGACCAATGTTACTATTGTTCTTCATTGTCGAGATAAAGTTTCGTGCCGTGTTCCATCTTTCAGGTAAATCACTACGTTTAATTTTATCTTCAACAACTGTACCATCAACACCTTTGCGTGATACAGAACCAGAATCATCGGTGTAAATCAATACAGGTTCGAGATTCAAATAGTCATCAGGACTTTCAGGCAACCAAATGTTATTCTTAACTTCATCTACCAACACTTGTTGTTTTGGGTCAACCAATTGTACTTCTTCACCGAATAATGTATTGTTCACAAATGTGGGATACTTGTCTTTGATTTCACACCATTTCTGATATAGTGTATATTCACGGACATCCATAGCCGACACATAGGTAAGGTCTTTGATGGTTTGCTCACGCAACTCATCTTCATTAATATCCATAAAAGAATCTGGCGGATTGGCTTCTTGCCATTTACGCCATTGTTCTTCTACATCATCTTTTGGGTCAAATGAGTATGCCATTATTTTTCTGAGTTCTTTTCACTTTTTTAATTAACTTCTGTTGTTTTTGTCTTGCCATTTGTAGTGCTAATGGCTTCGTGTGTTCAATCATACGAATACCATTCATGTGGTCTAATTCATGCAGAAAACATCTTGCAGTAAGACCTTCAAATGTTGTATTAACCAACTTGCCGTTTTCATTATGAAATTCCACATCAACAGATATGGGTCTTTCAATTTTCAAAAACAAACCAGGAAACGATAAACACCCTTCGTTGTTTTTGTCCGTCTTTTCAGATACTCTGATTACTTTGGGATTAATACACGGAATAATCATATCTTCATTGCCAATCACAAATACTCTTTCGAATACACCACATTGATTTGCTGATAGTCCCAAACCACTATACATCTTCATCGTCATCTTTAATCGTTTGACTAATTTAGTCATAACAGGATTAGGTAGAGTTCTCAAGTCATATTCTGGAATAGGTTGTTGTAACATCGGGTGATGTTCATTATATAACGGCAACGGTTCAATCGTTTCTTCTTTGAATAGACCCGCTTCTGTATTGATGGTTAAAATTTCACTCATATATTGGTACCCAATTCATTGCACATTTTTTAGATTCTTCTTCATTAGTGAAGATTCTCATCTCATTATAATCTAAGTCCGCTTCAAAAAGCAAGACCATGTAGTTATCTTTGCCTGTATAGAATACCTGACCAGTTCGATTTCGACCATCGGTAAACTCATGTAATTTTTTAAAATCACCCATAAATCACCCTATAATTGGTTTATCAAATAAAGATTCTTTAATGACATTTGGATCCCATGAAGTTCTAGAATCACACATAAGAACATTCATGTCTAACACTTCACGCAAACCCAAGTGCATTTCAAACGGCACATTATATCTTTCTTTTGCCTTAACAATATAGTCAACTAAAGATTTTTGGTATAGTTCAGCGTATTTCTTTTGGCACATATATGCTTTGTTGTCACCTATGGCAAATACTCTCCAATTTTTATAATTACCATTCGACAATGAAAATTGAAATGCTGCACTATTAACACCTGGATATTCTTGGTCTTGAAAATCATCAATCGCAATAACACCATCATCTCTCATCTTACTACTGAACAATATTAAATCACTCAATACGGCAGAATGTTCATGGCAACCATCGATGTGGAGAAATCTCAAATCATCTTTAAAAACAACATCATCATATTTTAATTGTGTTGTATCTTGTAACCGCCAATTCAAATTCAAATTGTTACCAAACTTTGATATGTTATTTTCAGCAACAAGTCTGGCTTCTTCACTAAAGATATCATACAAATAAAAATTGCTATCATCTTTGAATTGTGAAATCATAATGGCACTTTTACCATATGCGACACCAATCTCACACACATCACCTTTAGGTCTTTGTAACTCTTTCAGTATGCCGTATGTGATAATGATATCTTTGGGATAAAACCATCCCTCGACTTCTTTATCGATTACCTGTTTGTAGTGTGATAGATATTCTTGAAAGTTCATTTCATAATCCTACTAAAGTTTTTTACCTTTTCAAACTTAATGACATTACGGAACTTATCTTGTAGAATATCTCCTTTGTGAGATATTACAAACACATTAGTGCCTTCAAGCATCTGAAGTATAGTCATCAAATATTCTGTGCCGTTGGCATCTAAACTAGAATCAAACACCTCATCAAGTATTAACAGATTGGTGTTGGCAGAGTTCTTCAATTTGGCAACGGCACGCCAACTAAATAAAAGTGCCAAGTCAATCTTCTGTTTCTCACCTTCAGAAAAACTGGCATATGTAAACTCATCACGGTGCCTAGATTTAATTGTTTCTTTGAATGATTCATCTAGGTTAAAGTTAACAAAAAAGTCAAATGATGCCAAGTATTTGTTCACCAACTTATTGATGATTGGTAAATATTGTTTAATAATCTTGGTCTTGATACCTGTATCTTTCAACAAACCAGAGGCAACTTCGTAATATGTTTTTTCTTCTATTAATTGCTTTAACTCTACTTGTAGTTTCAACAGACAATCCTCTAATTCTTTTAGCTGTTTCGATTCTTTCTCTGTTGATGATTTATTCTCCGTTAACTCTTTAATTTGTTTTTCCAATTTCTTAATGTACTTCTGTGTTTCGGTAATAGAAGTATTATTGGTAGCAATCTTAATTTGTAATTGTTGAATTTGTTTCTGTTTCTCATTGATGAGATTCAGTTTAGTTTGTTCCTGTATCAGTTTACTTTCCAACTTTTTCAAGCCGTGTTCACACTCAGTTTTTTTGGTGTGTAGTGCCGCAACTTCTTTCTCTTTAAAATCTAATTGAATAGTTTGTCTACAAGTAGGACAATTATCATTATCTTGGAAGAAGTTAATATCTTTTCGGTACTTCGACAGATTGCTTTCTATTTGTGATTCAAGTTTGGTAATAGTTTTAAGTCTTGCCTCTGTATCAAGTTTATCAGAAACTTCTTTGGTATACTCACCAACTCTTGTAAGAAATAAATCACTATTTGCAGTAAGTTCTTCTATGATAACTTGATTGTTGGCAATCTCTTTCTCATATTCTCTAACTTTATCATCGTTGTTTTGTTTCAGTTCTTCGATATGTTTTTTATGCATATCATGTTTTTGCTGAGTGAGTTCAATCTCATGTTTTCTGGTTGCCATTGTTTCTTTATTGACAGACATTTTTTCTTTGATGATATTATTCATTGCAGAGAATATCTGAATGTCCAATAATTCTTCAATGATAGACCGTCTATCAGCGGCAGATAACTGCATGAACGGAGTGAACGATGCACTACCTAAAATAACAATTTGAGTAAATGATTTATAGTTTAATTTTAAAACAAACTTTTCCAAATACTCCTGGTAATCACGCACAGCAGCATCTTGATTGACTAGTTCACCATCACAATAGATTTCAAATATGTTTGGTTTAATACCACGAATGATTCGATAGGCTTTATTACCAACATTAAACTCGACCTCAACCACACAATCCTTGCCATTGATTGAGTTGAGTAGTTGAGGCTTATTTACAGAACGGAATGGTTTACTGAACAAAACAAAACACAGAGCATCCAACATAGTTGATTTGCCTGCACCATTCTCACCTACAACTAATGTATTGGGTGATGTATCAAACTCAATTTCGGTAAAGTAGTTACCTGTTGAAAGAAAGTTTTTCCATTTAATCTTACGAAATAATATCATTCAGTTTCAGTTGTCAATGCTTCGACATAGACTTCTCTCATCAAAGCTTTTAGTTTATCATTATCAACATTGAGTGTTAAATTATCAATATACTTTCCAAGAATTGTCATCGTATCTTCTGCCTGATTAACCAATTCATCATCGTTTTCAACCGAGTTGTCGGTGAAATCTTCAACGATTGATATATCTGACACACCTGCCTTATATAAGTTATCAATCACATTATCAAATAGATATGGGTTTTGTTTGTTAACAACAATCACCTTTACATATGTTTCTTTTAATGCATTGTAATCAAACGATTTCCAAAATTCAAAATCAGATACGGTATCATCATATGATATTTTATGAAACATACGATATGGATTCTGTATAAACTCCATCTCTCTAGTTTCAGTATCAAACACATGAAAACCTCTTGGGTCATTGTAGTCAGTCCATGTCATTTCACCTGGCGTACCAACATAGGTAATTTGGCCATCAGAAGATTTATGGTGAAAGTGGCCACTCAACACTATATCATATCTCTTTAATATGCTTTTGTCAAGCCCTTCATGGCATACATTGCCTTTATCCATTTCGAACCCAGCAATTTCAAAGTGACCAAAACAAATTTGTGAAGTGGAGTTTTCAATAAACTTTTTAATCTCCATTTCATTATCGGCACAAATCCAAGGTATCACATCAACATCAACACCATCAAACACTACCTTGTTTGGTTCATCATAAACAATAATGTTATCATAATCTTTAAGTAACATCTGTGATGAATTAACCTCAAGAACATTCTTATAATAAATGTCGTGGTTACCAAGTATGGTATGAAATTGAATACCAAGTTCTTTTATTGTATTGAAGAAATATTGTCTTGAGAGATATAGTGTATTGAAATTAATAAACTTTCTGCGGTCAAACAAATCACCCATCTGAAAGATA